GTGGAAGCATGACAGATTATACCCCAATTTTCGAGATGCTCATTGCAGTAGTAATACCAGCAATGATCGCATACTGGCAGAAGAGCCAGAAGGATGAAGGCACCGCGTTCATGGACCCCGGAAATACCGAAGTCACTAAAGCCCCTGAGTACATACCGGCGGCGGCATTCAGCATGTCGCCGGAAACCCTGGCAGAGATCATTGCTGGGAGATCCCAGGAAGAGGCAACCAAGATCCTCGCGGAGATCAGGAAGGCAGAGGATGACCGAGTAAAGCGGTATACGATCAAGACTGGCGACGGCGAGGAATACGTGATCGAGTACGGGTATATCCTCACAAGGCCTCCTGATGAAGATCTCGATGAGGTGGTAACAGGAGACTTCGATCCGAAAACTCACACGGCTGAAGAGAGGGGATATCTCCCTAATGGCGACTACGCCCGTGGTCTCAAAATGCCGGACTCGAGGTTCAGGAACATGGCAGCCGGCCACCCTGCGGAAGAGGTCGCCGCAATGCGTAAACAGGTAGATGAGGCAGAAGCCCAGGGCCTGCGCAACTACATGGTAAAATTCTCAAACGGATTCTACCTAATTGAAAACGGGATCGTCAAGGGTGGCGGGAAGGGATAATCACATGCCAGGAGAGAACGACCCCCCCGGCGAGTTCATGAACACCTGCGAAGAGGTTCATGCCGTATGGTATGGGTTCATGGACGCAATCAGCGTCCCGAGAGCGGGAGTACCGTATGATCCCGAAGCACTCACAGAGCCGCACTATTACAGGTTAGGTGGATTCGTAGGACGGGTTACTACCTTTCTGATAGGTGCGGTGATCTGTTATCTGATAATTGCCGTATGATTACGCCCCCGGGCCTTGTAAGGGATACACAGTCGCGGTTCATGACCGGACCCCGGGGATCACCTGGAGAAACGAACATGCACGTTCCTACACACGACTGTTATGGAGTACCTCATTTAACACCTTTTCTTTGTAGCACCAGCAGGATTGAATATCATACCCGCAATGAGGGTTCGGGCCCCTCCTCCAGGCGTTTAGTATGTTACAGGAAACAATTCTGAGGAATACCCAATCCTCAATATGCGGGAGGGAAGTTGTGCAACCGTATACAGGAACGCAGGATACTATCGAGGGGCGGGTGTAGATGGCAAAAAAGCAGTGTACTATCTGCGCACACCCGAAGCGCAACGATATTGACAAAGCGCTCGTCCTGCCAGGCTCATCTTTACGCACTATTGCGCAACAGTTTCAGGTCTCCAAATATGCACTTCACCGGCATGTGAAAGGGGGGCATATCGCAGCGAAGATCCAGAAAGCACAGAACGCCCGGGAAGCACTTGAGGCAGATAACCTCCTCACCAGGATCCGGAAACGATACATCAGGTTCGAGCAGCTGGCAGAGAAGGCCGCAAAACTCGGGGATGACGAGACTGAATTAAAAATCTACCATGAGGAGAGAGGGTTCATGGAACTTGAGGGGAAGGCAACCGGGGCATTCCGGGAGAAGATAGATCTTTCCGGGACTATCGGTGTCCAGGTGAACACCATGAGCGACGAGGAGGTGAAGACCCGTGCTCGCGAAATCCTTGACCAGCACTGACATTGCCATCCTCCAGGAACTGGACAAACGGTTCTTCATCTCAATGGCCCGGCCGGCACAGAAGCCCCCCGGGGGCACCTGGCGGTACTGGATGCTGAAAGCCGGGAGAGGGTATGGGAAGACCCGGGTTGGTGCGGAATGGACGATAAAAATGGCCCGCGAGCACCCAGGATGCAGGATGGCACTGGTCTCCCCTACAGCAGCAGACGCCCGGGACGTCATGGTAGAAGGAGAGAGCGGCGTGCTCACCGTCAGTCCTCCTGGGTTCAGACCACTCTATGAACCGAGCAAGAGACGGTTGACCTGGCCGAATGGATCCATGGCACTCCTCTTCTCAGCTGAGGAACCGGACCGCCTGCGAGGCCCACAACATCATTTCGCATGGTGTGACGAGCTGGCAAGTTGGAAATATCCCGCGACCTGGGACATGCTTCTCTTCGGGCTCCGGCTCGGGCAGAATCCCCAGGCTGTAATTACCACCACACCCCGGCCGGTAAAGATCATTCGCGAGCTCATCAAGGATCCCCGGTGCGTGGTCACCACCGGCACCACCTGGGAGAACAGAGAGAACCTGGCCCCGGCGTTCATCGACTCGATTGTCAAGAAATATGAGGGTACCCGGCTCGGCAGGCAGGAACTCAACGCGGAGGTCCTGGGCGATAACCCCGGCGCACTCTGGCAACGTGACGTGATCGAGAACCTCCGTGTCACGTCGCACCCGGTCCTCATCAGGGTCGTGGTCGGTGTGGACCCGGCGGTCTCTTCAGGTGACGAATCAGCGGAGACCGGGATCATCGGTGCCGGTATCGCAGCCGACGGGCAGGTGTATGTCCTCGACGATGCATCACTTCACGGCAGCCCGCTGGATTGGGCCCGGGCGGTGGTCCGGTCGTTCCACCGTCATAAAGCCGACCGGGTGATAGGGGAAGTCAACAACGGCGGCGATCTCGTTGAGGTCAACCTCCGCACCGTTGACAGGTCGATCCCGTTCCGGGCGGTCCATGCATCAAGAGGGAAACTCATCCGTGCTGAACCAATCGCGGCACTCTACGAGCAGGGGAAGGTCCACCATGTCGGCACGTTCCCCCAGTTGGAAGACCAGATGTGTGAATGGGTGCCCGGGGAGAAGTCTCCCGACCGGATGGACGCACTGGTGTGGGCGATCACCGAACTGACAGCACGAGCACCGATTGAGGGAAGACGGTTCCCGATTGGGGGAGCGACCAGGAAGTGAGAGAACATGACCATAAGATCAGAACTTGCCAGAATCATTGCCGGAAAACCGAAACAGCCGGCGGACCCCGTCACAAAAGGCGGGACATCGACTGAAGACAAGAACCCGTATGCCCGGATCGGTGTCGGTGGCAAAGGTGACCGCCGGCAATCGATCCAGCGGTTCATGAGGGCATACAAGAGGGGCGGCCCGTATGCCGACATGGTGGACGCATACCACCTGTTCACGCTTGCACCCGGGTATGAGTTCAAATGCAAACCAGAAGACAAGGCCCTGAAAGACCGGGTGGTTGCATGGTGTGACCAGGAGCATGTTGACCTTGATTTCATCATGCAGCAGGGGATCCTCTCGGCGAAACTTGCAGGGGACGCATACCAGGAGATCATCTATACCAAGGACGGCACAGATATCTGGGGCGTCATTACCCGCGACCCATCCACGTTCGAGAAGACAGTCGACGATTTCGACAGGGTTCAGGGATACATTCAGTATATCCCGCGACCTGGAGGATTCGGAGAGACGCCGATCCCGATTGAGAAGGATAGGATCATCAACCTCCTGATCGACTGTATCCCCGGTAGCATATACGGCCAGAGCGTCTGGGATCGTGCGGAAGACAATATCAACCAGGACTGCGATATCGTCGAGAGCGTTACCAAGGCCATGCACCGGCATGGCACCCCGAAGACTGCATGGCAACTCGGGAGCGAAGAGAACCGGGCGTCTGATTCGGATATCAAGACGTTCAGGAAAGAAGTTGAGGAGATGAACGCGAAGACAGATTTTGTCGTCACTCACGATACCAAACCGATCCCGATGGACACTGCCGGGATCAACAACGTCGATGTCTACTCAAACGTCAGCCTGCAGCGGACAGCCTGCGCTCTCGGAGTACCTGAAGAAATGGCCGGGCTCGGCCGGGGGTCCACCGAAGCCACGGCAACGGTCCGGATGGAAACGTTCCTGAAACGGATCACCGCCATCCAGCAGGTCGTCGCCCGCACGTATTCCCGGTACCTGATTGACCGGATCACCGGGCAGCCAGGGAAAGTATGGATCGAGTTCAACAGCGTCAAGCCGGAAGACTGGCTCAAGGTTGCAGAAGGAATCTCGAAACTCCGGTCAGGTGTGGACCCTGATGCCGTGATTGATGAGAATGAGGCCCGGGAAAAGCTCGGGTTCCCGCCGAGGGAATCTGCGAAGGAGGCACCTGTGTAAAATGCCCCACCACCAACTCGCCGCAAAGTACAGGAACGATCCGACCCAGGCAAAGAAGATATCCGACAGGATAGAGAACAAACTGGTCGGACTCTTCGAGCAGGCGAAAAAAGACCTTGAGAAGATCCTGCCCGAAGACAAGGCACTTGAATACAGGACCAACGCGATCCCTGCCGAGAGACTTCCTCAGTATTTCAAGAAAGTCGATGAGACCTTCCAGTACGTCAACGAAAGGGGTGCCGAGGTCTTTGGCAGGAAACTCAAGGACGGCACCACGGTCGGGGAGATCCCGAAGGCATGGCAGCAGGGCCAGGTCTACGCATCCATCCAGTTAGGCGCACCCTACGAAGTCCGGAAAGTTGCCTGGGAACAGATCGGCACGAGGATCATTGAGGGGCAGTCGGACCTCAAGAAACTCACTGATGAGAATGCCGGCCGGGTCAGACAGATCATTGCGGACGGAATTATCAAGGAACGGAAGTTCGGCGATATTACCCGCGATATCGTCCGGGAGACCGATAAGGTAGGAATCAACCGAGCGATCATGATCGCCCGGACCGAGACCATGCGTGCGGTCAATGATGGGGTGCTTGACAGGTACAAGAAGAGCGATGTCCAGTATGTGAAATGGCTGGCGGCAGGCGACGAGAGGACCTGCCCCGACTGCAAGGACCTGGACGGCAAGGTATTCCCGATCGACGAAGTCCCGCCATGCCCGAAACATCCGGGCTGCCGGTGCACCTGGACCCCTGTTGTGCGTATGCCAGGAGAGTAGGAGAAAGAACCCGAACCCACCAGGATCCTGACCGGAATTGAGGTGAACTGAATGGTAAGAAACAATGAGAAGATAAAACCTGGTTCCCCGGAGGGAACACCCGCATCGCAGGAGACCCGCCGCCCGATGGCAGTACGAGAGATCACAATCGAGGATAAGGTCGAGGCCATGGAGGCCCGGGTCGCCGCCCTGGAGAAGATCGTCGACGAACACCAGAGGTATCATTTCGG